TGCGAAATGCCGCTGAAGGTCTCGCGGACGTTGCCGAGAAATTCGCCGGCTACAAAGGCGGCGCCGAGAAAACCGCGCTTGCGACCGAGCTATTCGGCAAGGCTGGCGCAAAGCTGATACCGCTATTGAACAGCGGCCGCGATGGGCTAAAGGAATTGCGCGCGGAAGCGGAGCGCCTCGGGATCGTTCTGGACGGCGATACAGCGAAGGCAGCCGAGGCATTCAACGACAACATCACGCGCATGCAGGCCGCGATGCGCGGTGTTGCGACGCTGGCCGCGCGCGACCTGCTGCCGATGCTGGTCAAAATAAGCGAAGGTTTTGTCGAGATTGCCAAGAACCAGACGACCGTCGAGGTCGCCTCTGGCGTGGTGAAGGGTTCGCTCAATGCGCTGCTGAACGTGCTGCAAGCGGTCGCGGTGCTGGCCTCTGACGTTGGCTTTGTGTTCTTGGGCCTCGGCCGCCAGATCGGTGCGTTTGCTGCGCAGATGGAAGCACTGGGATTGTCCGGCGCGACGAATGCCTACACGGCCGCGATCAACATGGCGCGGGCGATCGCAAGCGGCGGCCTGGGGAAATTCTCCGCGATCAGTGATGCCGTTGGCGAGGATGCAAAACGCGCGCGCGCCGAGCTCGACGCATTCCAGGCGCGGGTTCTGTCGCTTGGCAAAACTGGCGGCCGCGGAGATCCGCGCGATTTTATGGGTTCTGGATCTGGCAAAGGCGCCGCACCGCGCCTGCCTGGCAGTGATACCGGATCGGATAAAAAGACCGACTTCGAGAAATATCTGGAGAACCTGCAAAAGCAACTGGAAAAGGTTCAAGACCTGACCATAGCCGAGCAGATCTTGACCGACCTGCGGGCTGGCCGCGTCGGCGATGTTTCGCCAGAGCAAGAAAAGATTCTTTTCGATCTCGGGACTCGCATTCAACTGACGAAGGACGCCGCAAAGGCTCTCGAAGATCTTGCCAAGCAGGAAGACCGCGAGCGGGCCGCCGAGGAACGGGGCACAGCGGCCGCAGAAGCGCGCCTGCAAGCCTTGCTTGATCAAGGGCCGGCCGCCGCTCTGGAAAAGCAGCGCGACGAGATGCTGCTGCTTGTGCAAGCCCTGGAGTCGGGCCGGATCTCGGCCGAGCAGTATCAAGACGCAGTGACCGGAATTCTGGATCTGAATCCCAAGATCGAGGAACAGAAATCACTGGTCGAGGAGTTGGGCCTGACCTTTACGAGCTCGTTTGAAGACGCGATCGTCGCCGGTAAAAAATTCTCCGATGTTCTGCAAGGGCTGGCGCAGGACATTTTAAAAATCATCGTTCGGCGCAACATCACCGAGCCGCTCGCGAGCTCATTCAAGAGCGGCGGCGGCGATGGCATTTTCTCTGGAATCGGGGATTTCTTTTCGAACATCTTCGGCGGGTTCTTTGCTGATGGTGGCAACCCGCCAGTGGGGAAGGCGTCGATCGTTGGCGAGAATGGCCCGGAATGGTTCGTGCCGAACACGCCCGGAACCGTCATTCCGAATGGAGCGATGGCCGGCGGTGGCGGCATGGTCGTGAACATCATGAACAACGCACCAGGGGTGAAGGTGACGCCGACCGAGCGGCAAGAAAACGGTGTGCGACAGCTGGATATCATGATCGATCAAATCGACCAGGCTCTCGGCCAGCGCGTCGCGCGCGGCACTGGTGCGCTGACCGGCGCAATGCAGAATCGTTGGGCGCTTGGACGAGCTCGGGGGTGATGGGTGACGATTCAAACCTACCCATCGGTACTTCCGAAGCCGCTGATCGCCGGTTATCAGTACGAGACGCCCGACGCGGTGCAGCGCACCGAAAACGCCGAGGCTTATGTAGGCATGCGGCGCCGCTTTGCGCAGCGCGCCACCACGCACCGGGTGCGCTTGCTGATGACGCAAGCGGAGTTCCGCATCTTTTGCGGGTTCTGGATTCACGGCGCAAAGCGTGGGGCGGCGAAATTCACGATGACGCTCTTGACCGGCTCGGGCCTGTCCACGCGCATCGTGCGATTCATCGGCTCATATCAGGCCCAGGTCAAGGTGCCGAACTCGCTTTGGGAAGTGGCCGCCGAACTCGAGGTCGAAGCCGAAGGCGTCGTCGCGTATGAGTCGCCGGTCGCGGTCGCGCCTGGCTCTCTTTCGATCGCGCTGTCGGCGGCGAGCTCGTCGCAATCTGGCTCGACGCTCGGCGGCAACCTTTCGACCCCGACGATCACATCGAGCGTCACCGGTGGATATGCGCCGTATACCTACGCTTGGACAAAGATCAGCGGCAGCACATTCGGCCTCGCAAATGGATCACTCGCATCGACACAGGTTTTTCAATCGACAGCGACCGGCGACAGCGCGACATATACCGCTGTATATCGCCTCACCGTCACCGATCTATACGGATCGACTGCTTACGATGAATTGACGGTCACGCATGAATACGTTCAACCGTTCGCGCTGCTTTTAGAGGACGCGAGTTATTTGCTGCTTGAAAGCGGCGATCGAATCGTTCTGGAATAAAAAATGGCCGATACAAAGATAAGTGCGCTTGATGTTGTCTCTGGCCTTGATGGCACCGAGGTCGTGCCGGTATTGCAGGACGGCGCCAACGCTCGGACAACCGTACAGGCGATCGCCGACCTCGCGCCGACCGCGGCGGTCTATGCCGGCGTCTGCAATGGCCGCCTGACGCTGACGAGCGGGACGCCGGTCACGACGAGCGACGTCACCGCCGCGACGACGATCTATTTCGCACCATACAAAGGCAACCAGGTCGCGCTTTATGATGGCTCGGCTTGGGTACTGCATACGTTCACGCAGCGTTCGCTATCGGTGCCGGCGACGACCGCGACCATGTATGACGTTTTCCTTTATGACAACGCCGGCACCCTGACGCTTGAGGCGGTCGCCTGGACGAACGACACGACGCGCGCGACCGCTCTGACCACGCAAGACGGTATCTATGTCAAAACCGGCGCATTGACGCGACGATACTTGGGGTCGTTCCGAACGACTGGCGTGTCAGGACAAACAGAAGATTCGCTTGTCAAACGATATGTTTGGAATTACTACCATCGCGCAGTGCGATTAATGCGCCGTTCTGATGGCACCGATTCTTGGGTCTACAGTTCGACCTCATTTCAGCAGGCAAACGCAAACGCCGCGAACCAGCTCGATATCGTCGTTGGCGTCTCCGAGGATGGTATCAAAGTCGATGTTTATGGCACCGCGACGAGCAGCACATCGACCGCGCGCGCCGTGATTGTCGGCATCGGGGTCAACAGTACAAGCGTAAACAGCGCGTCGATCGTTGCGCAATGCGCCGCATCAAGCCTGTTTGCAAATTCGCCGACGGCATCTTATCAATTCCTTCCCGCTGTCGGTCGAACTTATCTGGCCTGGCTTGAGCGCGGCGCTGGCGTTGACACGCAGACATGGTACGGCGACGCCGGGGCACCGACGACCGTGCAGTCTGGAATTTTCGGTTCTATGCTGGCCTGACCGATGCCGATCGCATACCCAAACACGCTGCCGATCCCGCTCGCGAGCTCATATACCGTCGAGCCTTACGGGGTCACGGTGCGCGCCGAAATGGATGCCGGATCAGCACGGCAGCGCGCGCAGAATTCAACCGCTCCATATAAGGCTGCCGTTCGCTGGCTTTTCAGCGATGCAGAGCTCGCGGCCTTTGAAGCCTGGCACGATGACGATATCAGCCAGGGCGCCGACGAATTTACGATGCGCCTATTGGGCGGCGAAGGATTGGAAACGGTTACATGCCGCTTTCTGGATTCCTACAAAGTCGAGCGGGTGCAGCGGCATTGGGGTGTGACCGCGGATCTTGAGGCGCGCTTTACAGAGCTTACGCTGGCTCAATATCAATACCTTCTGAATCCGACCGGCACGCCGCTTTCGATCGCGCTCTCGGCTGCAACATCGACAGAAAGCGCGGCGCCAGGTACGGCGACATTGAGCAGTGACACGATCACCGTCACGCCGACTGGTGGCATCGAGCCGATCACCTATGCCTGGACAAAGATCAGCGGCGACACTTTTACGCTGGTCAACGGCAGCACCGCGGCATCTCAAATATTCCGCACGACTGACCCCGGCGATGAAGCGACCTATTCGGCGGTCTACCGGGTAACGGCGACCGATTGGCTCGGCAGCACTGATGCGGCAGATATAACGGTCACGCAAACATGGCTGTTTGCTGACGATGCCGATTTTGCGAGCGTGTCGCTGTTGCTGCATGGTGATGGTGCCAACGCCAGCACGACGATCACCGACAGCAGCAGCAACGCGCACACGGTCACGGTGGCAGGAAATACGCAGATCAGCACGGCACAAAAGGTATTCCGCACCGGATCAATTTATTTCGATGGCTCGGGCGATTATCTGACGCTGCCGGTGGATGCAGATTTTGAACTGCGCGCTGGAGCGTTCACGATTGAAACGCGCATTCGCTTGGCTTCAGGCGTTAGCGGCGCATGTATGTTTAGCCGCATGTCAACAACGAACGGGATTACATACGAGCAACTTTTTACAATTAACGCTGACCGGATCGACGTTTATTATGGGATTCGCGGCACAAACCAATCGGTCACGCGGCTATTCTTCCCTGCGACCATGGCATTAAACGCATGGCACACGGTCGCATTGCAGCGCGACGGTTCTGGAAATTGGGCGGTATATCTCGACGGCGTGAAAGGCACTCAATACCAGACCGCGCCGCTTGCGCTGTTGCTTGTGTTCGGTTCTGTGATTACCGGCACATATAACAACGCCGTGGATCTTGGCAGCAATTCTCTTGTGCCGACCATTGGCGGCAATTCGCAAGGGTTCTCACCGTGGAATGGCTATCTTGATGAATACCGCCTGACCAAAGGCGTCGCGCGATATGGCGCGTCTTACACGCCGGCCGCTTATCCCTTCCCGGATCATTGACAATGGCTACTCTCTCCGAAGCCTTGAAAGAGGCGTATGCGTCTGCGCCGACCGCAAAGACGATCCTGCACACGCTGGAATTTCGGCACGATTCATTCCTCGACGAGCTTGGCAACCCGACCGCGGTGCGCGTTGTTCTGGATCATGAAGACCTGACCGCAACGCTCGAAGATGATGCGCCGATGAATGCAGGCGAAGCGGTGCTTTTTCAAAAGGGACATTTCGATTTCGCTCTGCCCGAGCAATCCGACAATAGCGCGCTGCCCGAGATCGTGATCAGTGTAGACAACGCGACCCGGCTTTTGATGCCGTATCTCGACGCGGCAATCGAGGGCGGTGGCTCGATCGAAGTCACCTACCGCGCATATCTTTCTGATGATCTGACTGGCCCGGAAACCGACCCGCCGCTGACGCTGACGATCAATCAAATCGACGTCAATCTTTCGACGGTCGAGGCGCGCGCGACATTCGGCGACTTTGCGAATCGGCGCTTTCCTGGCG